ATAATCTTTTTAATTGTCCTATCAAAGTCACTCCATATCTTCTTTCTCTTTCAGCTCGAAGTTCTTTGATGTATTCAGTAACTAAAGGAAAATCTTTTCCATTTAATAATTTAGATGCATGATATCTAGCACTATCTTCAGAGTATCCACTTTTAACTGCACATTGTTTTGCAGAATAAATACCCTCAACATAATGTTTTGCGAATTCTTTTTGTCTTGCAGTAAGTTTATTAGCCATGAAGCTAATATAAGGGATTTTCACAACCAAATCAATTTTAGAAAAATAAAATCTCGCACATGTGCATTTAGATTATTTCAAGTGTGGAAAGTGTGGAAAGAGTGTGGAAAAAAACAAACAATAAATTCAATTAAAACAACATGTTGCACATTTTCCACACTTGCACACCTATTTTCTCAAAAATATTTTTAAAATTATTTTCGTTGTGAAAAAGACTATATAAGTATTTATAGATGTAATTAATTGCAATTAGTTGTTGACAATTGTTGTGGCAGAGGGTAGGGTAAAGGAAAAAACTTTAACGGAGGATAAAATGAAGACACTAAGAAAACTAAACAAAGATGAGATTACATTATTAAAGTTATTAACTGATGCTTATCTATTTGCAAATCTTTCAGACTGTGAAGATTGTAAATGGAATGAAGGAAATCATTCTAATTTAAATTATGTGACTGTTGATCATATAAATGGATTAGATGCTAGTCTTTGTTCAACAGTATGTAATCCAATTGAAAAAGCTATTGTTAATATAATTGGTCAAGAACTTTTTGAAGAGTGGACTTCATTTAGTACTTTTGTTGTAGATGAATTACTAGACTTGATAGATCAGAAAATAGAGAAACAAAAAAAGGAGGAGAAAAGAATGGAGATGCTTTGTAGTGGTAATTATGAAAATGTTTTGGATTTAATTGAAAGAGCAAGACAATATTATGTTTGGGTTCAAACTAGTGAGGACGATGGTTTCTATGATTATGTTGGTAGAAAAGGATTTGAAGATAAGATGGTTGATAAGATTGAAGAGAACAATTGTAATATCAAGGATCTTTATTTGGATGATGATGGCGATCTTTATTACAAAGAGTGGAGGTAAGAATGGACAGTTTTAAGGTATTAACAAAACTTTATAGTAAATGGTTGCAGAGGAACAAACTTAATCCTCTGATTAGTGCAGATGATCTTTGGCATGATCACGTCAATGGTCAATTGACAATGCACTTTCGAGGAGTGGAAAAGAAACACTCATTGACTGACAATCAAGTTAGTTGGTTAAGAAAGTTCATGGAGATTTGGTACAAAGCAGAAGATTATACAAACAGATACAATGATCGAATTGCAGATGAACAAGAAAAGATTGTCGATTTATGGAATGACTATCTTTATTTGGACAAGAGATCATTCAATGAATATTTTTCTGAAGAGTTTGGTTTTACTTGTGACGAGGGTATTACCTACAAGCAGATGAAAGTTTTATGTGAAAAATTAATAGGGAGGAAATAATGAAACTAACATTTAAAATAAAGCCTTTGGTTAAGTTTGATAAGTTTGAAGACTATAGAAACAAGACATTTAAATCTAGAAACAAAGCCTTTGGTTTTTTAGCATCAGAATATCATGATGACATGATTATTTACAAATACGTTCACAAGTTAGAGTTATATGATTTTTGTAAATATTTTAAAATAGTTAAGGTTAGATAGGGAGGAAACAATGATCAATGGTCAATTGGCAATGCTTAAGGATAGTGGAGCAACACTTCAGTATGAATGTGAAGATTGTGTGGGACATGGATACATACCCATAAATAATGCAGAGTTAAGCACATGCAAGGAATGTGGTGGTCGAGGATGGACTGAGAATTTATCCTCGATACCTCAAGATATAATAATAACAGTTAGGAGGAAGTAATGAACTTAATTGAATTAGAAAAGCAGATTGAAAAGAATAAAGTTATATCTGCATTTAAAGATGGTGTAGTTGATGGATTAATGCATGGCATGAGAGATGAAACCAAATCACATCACTACTACAATTTAGGATATGATTTTGGAGTAGATTTATATTCTAGACAAATAGATGAGGAGGAGAAGTAAATGAAAGACGTAAGACCAACAAGTATAGAACTAGCAAAAGCAATAGAAAATTTTGTTTACCATGAACTTGATGTAATTACGGAGAGTGATTGGTTTCAAGAAAGAGTTTCAATAGCATTAGAGAAAAATATTGCAGATAAAAAAGTAATGGAAACAATGAAAAAATTAGGATTGGAGGGATAAATGAACGGAGTTTTAAACATACCATATTATATTGACGATGCTCATGGTTGGGCAATTGTGACAATGACTGATCTTCGAAAAGCAAGATTACATCCAAACGATTTTCCAAATGCATACAAAAGAAAGATAAGAGCATTTGGGAAAGTACATGAATTGTTTGCACTCGAAGAAGATTGTGAGATGCCAATATTACTTAACAAGTTAAATGACAATGGAGTTATCTATCAATTAACTGAAAAGAGAGTTTCATTTGAAGATGAGGATAACCCTAGGAATTGGCAGTAAATCCAGGCCTCTTAACATGTTAACTAAATAAAAGTTGCGAAGACTTGTAATAAAATGTTAGAAGATTATATAACAACTATGGAGATAAAAATGGATATTATAAAAGCAGAAGAAATAAAGTCTTTAAGAAAAGAGATGGGATATAAGAGTGCCAAAGAACTATCAAAGTTGTTAGGCTTTGGAGATGCAACTATCCCTAGATGGGAAAGTGGTATGTCTACTATAAGTAAGTCTCATGGTCTAATGGTCGAGGGTTTCTTAAAAGTTCCTAGCTTTAGAGAATTTATTTTAAGAAAAAATGGAATCGATATGTTTGAAAATGGGGAGTGGATTGAAGAGGGAGTAATTCAAGTTTCAGAAGATGAAATGAAAGACGTTTTAAAATATATTTATGGAGGTACTAAATGAGTAGATTAAAAGATTTAGTTATTGATGTAGAGAGCCATTTAGGTTCTCTACTCAATGATGAGGGATTGACGAATGATCAAGCATTGACAGTTATCGAGCAAGAAGAGTTCGTGGTCGGTGGTCAGAAATTCAAAGGCACTTTTATTCGTCAATGTGCAGAGCAGATCCTTAACGATTGGACAGTTGAGGATCTATATTACAAACCTTTTCTAGAACTTATCGGAGGAAATAAAAATGAAGATAAATAAAATAGAAATGAAAAATATATCGCACTATGCAAGAGGATCAGAAGAAACTCCATGTTATAATGCAACAGTATACATCAATGGCAAGAAAGCAGTTGAGGTATCAAACGATGGTCATGGTGGTTGTGACAGACAACATGTGTGGCATGAGAATGGTTTCAATCTTAGAGAGATCGATAAATGGTGTGTTGAAAAGTTTGGTCAAGAAACTTGGGAGTATGGTGGCAAGACTTATTCTACTGACTTAGACTTGGAGCATTATTGTCATCAACAATTATACAATTGGCTTGATGCTAAACTTTTGAAAAAAGAAATGAAAAAGCAGTATCTTTGCATTGATAAAAAAGATGACAAAGAATATTTAGTTGGTTTTGTTAAAACATTACCTTTTACAAAAATGAAAGATGATGCATTTCAAAGACATCTCGAAACTAAATATCCTCACATGGTAAACAAGTGTTTAAACTTTTTGCCATTTAACAAAGCATTAGAACTATTTAAGGAGTATGTATAATGGGTAGATATTATCATGGAGATATTGAGGGCAAGTTTTGGTTTGGAGTTCAATCAAGTACTGATGCCGAGTTTTTTGGAGTAGAGGGAAATGCAAACTTTCTTCACTATTACTTCGATGAAGATAACAAGAAAGATATTGTCAAAGGTAAACTTGAATGTGAAAGAAAACTAGGCAAGTATAAAAAACTCTTGGATGAATTCTTTGATAGTCGAGAGAGTTATAATAATCAAATACTTGCAGAGTTTTTGAATGAGAAAGAAAAACCTCATAATCATTCTGAAGATGAAGTTAGATATTATTTAGAATGGTATGCAAGATTGAATCTTGGAAAAAAGATTTACGACTGCATAATTGACAATGGTCAATGTAGCTTTGAGGCAGAACTATGATCAATCATCTTGATTTATGTAGTGGCATTGGTGGGTTTGCTCTTGGATTTAAATGGGCAAACCTATCCAAACCCATAGCATTTTGTGACTTTGATAAACCATGTCAACAAGTGTTAGCAAAGAATTTTCCAAACGTACCAATATTTAATGATGTAAAGGAGTTAGCAAGTGACCCAAGAAAATTTATTCGACAACCCATCGGAATCCTTAGTGGAGGATACCCATGTCAACCATTCAGTACAAGTGGCAAAAGGCTCGGCACGGAAGACCCTAGACACATCTTTCCGTACATCCATGAAATTGTTAAACAAATTAGACCCTCTTATTGCGTTTTCGAAAACGTATATGGGCATGTCTCCATGGGACTTGACGAGGCACTCTTTGCAATGGAAAACCTTAACTACCAAACGAGGACATTTGTTGTTTCGGCTTCAAGTATCGGAGCGAGACACAAACGAGACAGAGTATGGATCATCTGTAAAAACTTGGGCGACTCCTACTACCATGGACTCTCTACCTCCGAGATCGGCAGAGGCAACGAAGAGATTGCAAGAGGGTGCGAGAAAAGGTCGGAAGAGACCAAGCAATTTGAGGGAGCAAGTAGATCCCAAGACAATGGAGATGTATCCAACTCCAACGACCAAAGGCTTCGGTCATGCATCGGAGGGACAGACAATGATCTTCAGAAAGAAAGTGGAGAGGGGAGAACTGACAGAGAAAGAGGCTCAATCTATGATGAATGGGGTAACTTTAAGACCACCGAGGATGGAAGAGTGGAAGTTTCCGACTCCGAACAGTGGTCAAGTGAAACATTCGTACAATGGCAACAATCAGTATTACGAGAAGCGATTGAAAGATGGGAGACAGATCGACCTCACAATGAAGATGTATCAAACGGAGGGAGATGCGAGACTCAATTGCGATTGGACGGAGTGGCTAATGGGGTATCCTATTGGATGGACGAGCCTAGAGGAATCCCAAGAATCACAACCGAACAACAAAACAGACCTCAAAGACTAAAAATGTTAGGGAATGCAATCGTTCCTCAACATGCCTACCACATCGGACTAGCAATAAAGGAGGATATTAAAAATGGGTAGAGATAGACTTTATACTTTTAGAAAGATAGATCGCTTACGAGCATTGTATGAGAGACATTGTTATTTGTTAGGCATCCCTAAATACACTCTTGATCGAGCAGAATACAATGGTGTTCTGCTTGGTATCGATCTTGTCTTGGAAGTGGATAAAAGCATAAAAGACTTTGAAGACGATATAAGAAAACTAGAGGGACTTACTAGGGCAGACAAAGTAAACATACCAAAAGGTCCCAAAGAGAGAACAAGAAGACAAACGAGCGAATAGATGGTAACATTAAAGTGTAAATGTGGGAAAAAAGCAGACATAAAAGAAAATCAAAGACTCTTATGTCATGATTGTTATTTTAGAGAAGAAGGAGTGAAAAATGGACAATGGTCAAGAAACAACTTATCTAGAACCACCACCTATAATCCAGGAAAATCAAATGGATTGGGATATGGCAGTAGAAAAGGTTGCAAGAGTTATTAATGACACTTGCAATGACTATGATAAAAAAGGACATCCATATTATTCTAAATACTTAAGAGAAGCATTTCAGAGAATAATTAAGGGGTAAGCATGTTCAAAGCAATTATAGTTGTTTGCTCCATTTATGCGACACCTAAATGCATAGAGCTACATGATATCATAAGACCCGATGGATATAGAAACAAAACGAGATGTGAGGCTAGGTTGTCTCAGATGGTAGAAGATCTTATGCCAACATTAATTTTTCCTCATACCTTGACGATGAAGTGTTCAAGGGATAAAAGAGTGCAGACATAAGATTTTTAATGTAATATAATCAAATTTTAATGGGAGAAGAAATGAACAAAGACGAATGGAAAGAAACATACGGAAGTGATTGGCAAAAGGAAGAAGTAAAAGAGCATTGCTCTGCAAGATGTCCTCGATGCCAAGGAGTTTTAAAAACAGTAGAGATACATGGTCATACGCAATGTGTAATCTGCAAGGCAGTTGTTGATGAATGTTGTCAAGGTCAACAAAGATGAGTGATAACATTATAAATTTTGAAAAAATTCTCAAGACGAAAGATCCCGTAAAGAAAGTTTGTGACATAGCATCAAAAGAATTTAGAGATGTTATGCTACTTGGAGAAGATAAAAATGGCGAATTGAGAATGATCACAACATTAGATCACTATGCCGATATGTTGTACATGATGGAGATAATTAAAATGGGTATAATAACAAAGGGAGCAGAGGGACATGAGGAAGAGTAAATCTGAAATATATTTAGAGGCTAGTCTAAACTCAGTAACATCTTATATTAGGGGAGAACTTAACTTGGAAGAGGCAGTAGAAAGACTTGAACAACTCGGACACAATAAAAAAAGTGCGATTAAAGTTCTCAAAGACACTCATAGAAATAACGTCTTCAGTTTTCAAACAAAATCCAGACTTGGCGATGACCCAAGCGAGGAGGATGTGGGAGATGAGCAAACCGATTGAAACTATCAGTTTTATGTGTGGGATAGAAACACCCGTACTAAAAATGTTAGCAGTTGGTTTGGAGTGGAAAAGAATCAAGAGAGAATGGTGGGAAGTACAATGGTTTGGACCTTATCTGACGGCAGAAGAAATGAATCAATGCGAGGAAGATTGGAGTTCTCAAAACTACAAGGTCGCACCAGACGAAAAAGAGGGGAGATATAAAAATAAATACACAATTAAAAATTCGGCTGCGTCAACTTTATCTTGGGTAGATGATACTTATTTATGAGTAAAAGTCAGAAAAGAAAAATAAATCCGACAGAACATAAAAGAATAAGACGACAACATTTCAACGAAAAGAAACTTAGAATAGGTTGTCAGTTTGTCATTCTTAAACTCTTCGGTAAGAAAGTTCGATGTGGATACAATGAAGATCCAAGTCTATTAGATTGGCATCATCCTTCTCCAGGTCAAAAGTATAAACATGATAATGGTAAAAGATTATCTGTTGCAGAAATGATTTCGAGAGGATTGAGTAAAGATTTGATAGAGGCAGAAACAAATAAATGCATAGTGTTATGTAGAAAACACCATGCAGAAGTTGAGATGATGAAAGGAGAAAAAAATGAAAAATAATCTAATCAACTGTGTAGCAGAAGAAAAAAAATTAAGACAACTGCAATACGATGCAGAATGGTCGGGGGACGATGAACAAGCAGAGTTTTATCGAAGACAAGCCAATCATTATAGAGAGTTAATTAAACAAGGAATTTTGCTTGAACCAAATTTCTAGTGGAAAAATAAAACTTGACAACTTTTTGCAACTATGTATAATAGAGTTAAATTTCATTTTTAAAAACGGAGGACAAAATGGAAAAAATAAAATTATATAAAAAAAACAAAAAAAATTATCGTGGCAAGAAATATCCAAAGATAGAAGACCCACT